GCTGTCCCTCCGGAGGCAAGGGTTTTATCTCGCCAGCCTGGATCGCTTTGGCCACATCCTTCGGGTCCATGGTCCCGATCTTCATGGCTTGGTCCGCGGCGCCCGGGGGCAGAATCCCGGCTGTCTCCAGGTTCTGGATAGCTTGCCCCACAGGGCCGGCATTCATGCGCTCCAGGACCTCGCGGGGATTGTCCCAATCCAGGCGCTTCAGAAGTTCTTCCCGATCGATGGCCCCTTCCCGGAAGAGTTCAAGCGCCTCTTCGCGCTGCTGAATTTTGGACACGGGCATGGTGGACCCGTTGACCACGGTCAGCGTGGCGGGGATACGCATGGCCGTGCCATTGATCGAAACGAGCTGTGTTTGACCACTGGAATCGGAAAAGGTGATCCAACGCTCTTCGGTGTACCAGTTCTGAACGTGGCTGATGAACATGCGCCCGCGTTCGGTCAACATCAGCCCGTAGTTGCGGAGCTTACCCGCTGACATGATGTTGGTCTGCTCGATCAGTGCGGCAATAGCCTTGGCAGCAATGACGTCTCGGCCGGGCGTATCGGCCCGTTCCAAGTCAAACACCCCACCGACCTGCAGGAAGAAATCCTTGTGCATTTGGAGCACAAGTTGCACGTCCTGCGTATTGAGCGGGAAATCCAAGTAGCGAATGCCCTGGGCCGTGGCCATGGACGTGGGCTTGATGATGCCCTGGCGGTTTGTGAAAGCCGAATCAGGGACGCCCGAGTCCCGTGGGTTGATGATCTTGGACCTGGCCGCCTGATCCTTCATGTAAGTGATTTGCGACAGGCACTTGTTGATTTCCGTTTGCAGGGGAATCAAATGGTTGAAATCGCAATCTCCCCATATGCTCGCGGTGTCGGTGATGGAGTTGGCGACAGAAAAGGGGAATTTGTCTGCCAGGTAGGTTTTAATGGCCTCATCCCGTGACATCGCGGGGTTTATGGACGGGTTCGACCTGTCATCCAGCACGAGGGACCCAGCGTTACATACCGTAACACAGCGGATATTCCCCGTGTAGAGTGGGCCGTCCTCTCCCATGCTGTAATCTTTGGCCCAGCACTCGATGACCATGCACTTGTCGTTGTCCGCGTCTTGTCCGCGAGAGGCCAGATTGATCAACGGCGTGACGACGCTGGCGAACTTGGCAAGAAATCCAGAAGTCTGGCCCGAGGCGACTTCCTGGCGCGTGTCGTTGACTTGGGAGAGAATCGTGTTGTCGGGCTTGATTTGTTTGGCCAGCGCCTTCCACCGGCGCCGAGCTTCACGGATATCCATGGCAACCACGTGTACAACGGCCTGGGCAGCCTGGATGCTTTTGGTGTCCACGGGGTAAACGCCAAAATAGTAAGGGTCGACGGCGATGGTTTGGACCTCGCCGAGTCCGTATTCCAGGTCCGGGTCGAACACGACCTTCTCGATGGCCACGCCGTAGGTCTCGCCGTTTATGACCGAGCGCTCGAAAATAGATTGTTGCTTCTGTTCGCACCACCAGTAGGCAGCCGCCCGCTCCAATACAGAAAACGTTTCGTCGTCACCTTCCGGGCCAATCCGATGCACGTTGAATGTCGGGTTGTTCCCGGTCAGGGTGTTCACCGTGCGCTGTCGGTGTAGATGCAACAAGTCCGCCGTGGAAAGCGGCACATTGCCGACCTGGGACGGCTTGCGTTGCCAGTGCTTCCCCTTGCCGAATCGGTAGTTGCGATTCCAGAGGGCAGGGAGCCCAAGCCGTTCTTTCTCGGCTTGGCAGTCGAGAAAGATTTGCGCGACCCGACGTCCCACTGCCTGGGACTGCTCACGCGGGGGCAGGACATTGAAACTGTCGTCGGCCATGGGCTACCGCCGTCTCTTTTGCATGCCGCGCTGATGCGTTGGGAGGTGGGAAGCAATAGGCGCCGGCTCGGGACCGGCCTCGTCGCGCTGATGTGCCCTGGCCGCCGCACGCGCGGCCTCGACAGCCGCCCACTCCTTGGCCAGGTCCTCCGAGTCGTGGACGTAGGGAGGCGCCGGTGGATGCTCCAGCCCCTGGCCGACGATGAAATACCCCTCAGGCGTCAGGAGCCGATTTGGCCGCACCATGTCATGAGAATTGAGGTCCCACCCCATGGCGCGCAAACGGCAGATCGGGCACAGGAGGTCGAGCCAACCGGCCTCAGCCGGGAAGGGGGGGATGTACCCGGGGCCCAGCGGCGCGAACATGGCACCCTGGAGGGGCAACGCCAGGGTCTCAGGGTCGAATGTCCCGATGTTGGTCAGGCACATTTCACAGCGGAGGATCATCGGTCGGTCTCCTTGTCAGAGGGGAGCGTTGCGGCCAGATCCCACGGGCTTTCGGCTGGGAGCACATCCGCCTGCTCGGGCTTGGTTGTGGTGATCCAGACCGGCTTGCCCTGGCTCTCGCGGCCGAGCCGCCAGCCGAGCTTGAGCACACCAAACAGCAGGGCCACCAGCGCGCCGGCCATGGCCAGCAGTTGCCACAAGGGCAGCGAGATCATGGTCATTCGAAGACCTCCGCGTCGAATCGAGGAAGAGTAGGGATCAAGGCCTCTTGGTCAGGCAGGGCCTCTTGCCCCAGGGCTTCGTCCCAGGGGTCGATCCTGGCCGGAACGGTGACGACTCCACGGGGAGGGGTGATGATCGCCAGCCCCTCCAGGGCACAGCCTAGAGCGACCAGCCGCGGCAATTTTTCGGACTCCGGGGTAACGCGGCCATCCCACAGCGTGCGCAGTGTGCCGATGTCAGTGCGCAAATTGTCGCTGTCATCCAGGTACAGGCGTTTGTCCTGGCCGTTGAGCGCGTCGAGGATAGCGTTGCAGTGGGCCAACCAGCGTGGAGGCTGTTTGTAGGCGAGGTCTACCAGGAGCAGTTCGCGCCCCTGGCTTTGAACGATACCGACGGCCGGCTCGTACATTTCGTGTTCGATGGAACCGATCCACCGGATGTCGTCATCATCGAGCAGCCCCCACGCCTCGGACAACTCGAAATAGCGCTCCAGGAGCTTGTAGAGGTTGTCGTTGACCACCTCGGCTAGGACATGGGCCACCGGGCGCAGGCCGTCCCACTCCAGGCCCAGGACCACAAGCGCGCCTTCGTGCGGATGGCACGGCCAGGCCAGGCCGCCTATGATGGCGCCGTACTCCCGGCCGGTCGCCAGCTCGCGCCAGACGGTCGCCGAGGGAACGGCCAGGGTGGTGGTCCCCTCCATGCGGTCGATGTGGCGATTCGCCGGGCCCACGTCGCGGCCGGGAATGGTGAGGCGTTTGACGCGCATCATGCGAGATTCAACCCGGCCGTCAGACCATCGGTTTTCGGTGCCCGCAACATGCAGACGTGGCACGCCTCATCGTAAATGTGGTCCTCGCCCGTGGTGTCGATATCCTCAACGTTCAGGCGGTCCGTCTGCAGGAGTGGAATCGTCCGGATGAACTGCTCGCAGGTGTCGTAGACCTGGAGCATGGGGCGCATGCCTTCCGCCGGGACGTCCAATCTTTCCCGAAAACGCCTGATTTTCGTGGCCCGGGTCGGATCGCCAGAAACCAAGACGACGCCCTTTCCGGCAAAGACCTCGGCCGTGCTCGGCCCCTGGCCGCCGCCCCGGTAATCGGGTTTCTTGGCGAAACAGTCCGGACCGGCCAGGCGGGTGATAGGACGGCCCTTGATACCCATGCGCTCCTCACGCTCAAGGATGCCGGCCGCGATCTCCGGGTCCGTCAAGCGCAGACCCTGCCCAGGCGTCCCGTTGAATCCGTACCATTCCGCGCAACGGATCAAGCGGCCGTCAGCATCCTCCCACCACCACCCCAGAGAGAAGGGAGCGCCGTAGCCCCAGTCGAAGGTCATGTAGAGCGAAACGCCGGCAGGGATGGGCATGGCCGGGATGACATGCTTGTCCCGGTGAAATTCGAAGGCTTGGCCCAGGAAAATGTTCCAGTCGCCGTCTCGATAGGCGGATCGGTACGGCTCGGGCAGCGCGTCCAGGCGCTTGGCATAGTTTGGGTCCCGAAGCATGAGGAGCGGGTTATCCTCGAGCAAACCCGGGATGTAGACGCGCACCATGCCACCCTGGTCATTTGGGGCGCGC